CTTCAAAAAAACAAAGAAGAAACAAATACCCCGAAAATCCAAATGAGTTTGAAACAAATTTTTTATTTGTGTCGGGAAACACAACATTGGTTGACATGATTGATTTCACTGCAAACATGTCTATTGTCGGTTCAGACAACGTATCAACTTATGATGTGTATATAAATGATGATTATTATGGTAGTGATGTGAATCTAATTCAAATCACCACAAATGACATCTTGAGAATTGAGGTGACCAAAATAGATAACACAAAAGAATCTAAAATAACTTTTGATAATAAGTTGGTTTAATCTTCCCCGTAGATATCTTTTTTTTCTTTACACTTTTCGATAATTAAGTTTTCTAAAAACTTATAGATTTTTATCCCCCTCTTATCACAGTACTTTTTTAGTATTTCGTGGGACTCGGGGGATATTTTTATGTTTTTGATTTCTTTCTTGGTTTTCATGGTATGAAAAAAGGCAGAAAATATTCCTACCGTTTATAAATACTTATGTAAAAGTAAAGTTTTTTCATATAATATCTAATATTTATCAATAAAATAAATCTGTAACAGAATAATTTAATAATGGCAACAGCACAAGCAAATCAAAAAGTATTCGTATCACCAGGCGTTTACACATCTGAAACCGACTTATCGTTCGTAGCCCAAAGTGTGGGTGTAACGACATTAGGTCTTGTTGGAGAAACAATTAAGGGTCCAGCATTCGAACCAGTATTCATAACGAATTATGATGAGTTCCAAGCTTACTTTGGTGGGACCGAACCCGTAAAATTTTATAACACTCAAATACCAAAATATGAAGCTGCATATATTGCTAAATCATATTTACAACAATCAAATCAGTTGTTTGTAACAAGAGTTTTGGGATTGTCAGGTTATGATGCAGGTCCATCATGGTCACTTACTGTTACTGCCAATGTAGACCCAACAACTATCGGTGACCCATCATCGGCAACACCATTCTCTGCAACATTCACAGGAAACTCAACTGGAAACACAGTGACTTTTGTTAGCGGGGCTTTACCGATTGAAGTAAGTACAAATTTGAATGTTCAGTATAGATTACTTGACGGAAGTACTTCAACTTTACAAACTGATTTTAACAATTATTTAGGTGGAATATTAGACTCTCCTTCTACTTCAGCAACTACTGCAGTAATTTACGGAGCAATACCAAGTACGGATTACTTTACAGTAACTGGTGAATATTCAACAATTAAAAATCCATTTGGTTGTGAAAACAACTTTTTTGAAAACGATTTGACTGCTGGTAGTAACGACTCTTGGTTTTATGCTAACTTTGAGTTCCAAAATTACGATTCATTAACAGGTAATTATACAGGTTATTCTTTTTACTATGCAGTATCAAGTTTGACTTCAGGAGCGTCAAATTCATTTACAGGTACAGTTACAGGTAATTCTTATACATTTACAGGAACTGCTTATTCCGAATTTAACAACATGGTTGTTGGAACTTTACGTTCAAGAGGTATTTCAGAATACTCTAATAGTAGTTCAAGTATAAATCATGGACCTGTTTATGAAGTAGGTATTGATTACAATAATAGTAATGCATGGGTTCCTAACAATCTTCAATTAATTTGTACAGGTCAGTATTCAGGAATTACTAATTCACCTTATGCAACTTTCTTGTTGTCAGGTGTTACTAAAGATAACAATGTATTTTCTCTTGAAACATCTTTGTTAGCGTCTTCTGCAAAATACATTACAAAAGTATTAGGTGTTGATAATTTTGGTAAGTCAAGATTCCAAACTCCTATCTTTGTTGAAGAAGCTTATCAAGGTTCTTTAGATTACGCATACAATCAAGGTTATATTCGTGGTTTAGCGTGTGATTTAATTGCTTTACCAGACGCAAGAAGTCAAAACACATCTTCAATAGCGTATAACTTGGAAAGATACCAATCACCTGAAACTCCTTATTTGGTTTCTGAATTGAGAGGTAATAAAGTATATAACTTATTCAAATTCATATCGATTTCTGACGGAGATTCAGCAAACACTGAAGTTAAAGTTTCAATAGCTAACTTATCATTCAACAGTATGTCGTTTGATGTTTTGGTTAGAAACTTTTATGACACAGATTCAAATCCTGTCGTTATTGAAAAATTCACAAACTGTACAATGGACCCGGCTTCAAATAACTTTGTCGCTAAAAAAATTGGTTCTTCTAATGGTGAGTTTGCATTGATTTCAAAATACATAATGGTTGAGATGGCTCCAAACTATCCTATCGATTCATTACCTTGTGGTTTCTACGGATACACTCAAAGAGAATATGAAAGTTATGATGTTTACCCTTCACCATATCCAAAATTCAAAACTAAATATTATTACCCAGGTGAGGTAATTTATAATCCTCCATTTGGTGCTAATGCTGGAGGTGCTCCTGTAGAATCTGCAGGTGACATCATAAGAAGAAGTTATTTAGGTTTTTCAAGTCAATTTGGAATTGATGAATCTTTCTTAACTTACAAAGGTAAACAAACCCCTCCAGGTTGGATTTCAAATCCATTGGTTGAGGGTCAACTTTGGAATGTATTAAGTAAAGGTTTCCACATGGACTCAGGCGCAACTGTGGTAACAATTGCAAACACTTCTATGTCAAGTGGACAAACAGCATTCGAATGTGGTGTTGCAGATTTCAGAGAAGACCCTGCAACTCAAGAAAATCCATACTACTTCATTTACTCAAGAAAATATACAGTATGTTTCGCGGGTGGATTTGATGGATGGGATATCTATAGAGAATGGAGAACAAATGAAGATAGATTCCAATTAGGAGCTTCAGGTTATTTAGCAGGTGCTGCGGCATCTTCAAGATACCCAACGGCGACAGGTGATGGTTTATTCAAAAGAATTGTGGTTCAAAATAATACGCAAGATTTTGCAAACACCGACTACTACGCTTACTTACTTGGTATCTTAACATTCGCAAATCCTGAATCAACTAACATCAACGTTTTTGCAACAACGGCAATTGATTATGTAAATAACTCAAACCTTGTTGAAGAAGCAATTGACATGGTACAATACTCAAGAGCTGACTCGGTTTATATCGCTACAACTCCTGACTACAACATGTACACACCAGATTCAACAAATCCTCAAGATATCATTTACTCACAAGAAGCTGTTGATAACTTGGATAACACAGGAATTGACTCTAACTATACCGCTACATATTATCCTTGGATATTAGTTCGTGATACAGTTAATAATACACAAATTTATTTACCTCCAACAGGTGAAGTTTGTAGAAACTTAGCTCTAACAGACAACATTTCATTCCCTTGGTTCGCGTCAGCGGGTTACACAAGAGGTCTTGTAAATTCTATCAAAGCTAGACAAAAACTAACACAAACTGATAGAGATACGTTATATCAAGGTAGAATTAACCCTATCGCAACGTTCTCTGATGTTGGAACTGTAATTTGGGGTAACAAAACTTTACAAGTTGCTGACACAGCACTTAACAGATTGAACGTAAGAAGATTATTACTTCAAGCTCGTAAATTGATTTCAGCAGTTGCGGTAAGATTATTGTTCGAACAAAACGACCAAATTGTTAGACAACAATTCTTGGATAGTGTTAATCCAATTTTGGATTCAATCAGAAGAGATAGAGGTCTTTACGATTTCCGTGTAACAGTATCTTCTACACCTGAAGATTTGGATGCTAACAGATTGGTTGGTAAAATATACTTAAAACCTACGAAAGCTTTAGAGTTCATCGATATTGAATTCTTTATCACACCAACAGGTGCTTCGTTTGAAAACATCTAATAAATTTAATGGGGATACTTTGGTATCCCCTTTAATTGCCAAATATGAAAAGACAACTTAAAGAAGGATTTAAGGGTGAAGGAACACCAGATATGAAATATTATGCCTTTGATTGGGATGATAATATTGTTCATATGCCGACTAAAATAATATTAAAAAATGACAATGGTGATGAGATTGGTATGAGTACTGATGACTTTGCCGAATATAGAAGTGAAATTGGAAAAAAACCTTTTGAATACAAAGGTGAAACTATTGTAGGATTTGCTGAAAACCCATTCAGAAATTTTAGAACTGAAGGAGATAAAGATTTTTTAATTGACTCAATGAGAGCTAAAGAAGGTCCTGCTTTTGGAGATTTTAGAGAAGCTATCAACAATGGTTCCATTTTTTCTATAATCACAGCTAGGGGACACAATCCTGAAACTATAAAACAAGCGGTGTACAATTACATCATTAGTAATTTCAATGGTATAGATAAAGAACAACTAGTGAAAAACTTAAAAAAATATAGGACGTTTGTCGATGAGGAGGATATGAGTGATGATGATTTGATAAAATCATATTTAGAACTTTGTAAATTCCACCCCGTGTCTTTTGGTGACGAACAAGGTGCAACAAATCCTGAAGAAGCAAAAGTTCGAGCAATGGAAGATTTTGTTGCTTATATCAAGGGTTTAGCCGGAATACTACACAAAAAAGCTTATATAAAAAATAAAATATCCAATGAATTTATACCAGAGCGACCAGTTATAGGATTTTCAGATGATGATATAAAGAATGTAGAAGTAATGAGTAAACATTTCAAAAACAAACCAGATAATATAGTTAAGACTTATTCTACTGCTGGAGGCATTAAGAAGGAGTATAAATAAAGAATAATTTTTCAAAAAAAAAAGTAAAGGGAAAAATTTTTTGATAGTGCTATATTTATAGTTATAAACAAAAAAGAAACAAAAAATTAAAATAACATGGCTGATTTATTAATGAAAATGCCGATACCTTACGAACCGAAACGACAGAATCGTTTCATCTTAAGGTTTCCATCAAGTTTGGGTATTAACGAATGGTTCGTAGAATCAACGGCTAGACCACACATTCAAATTGTTGCTACAGAAATTCCGTTTTTGAATACGTCTACGTATGTTGCGGGTAGATTTACTTGGCAAACAATTCCAGTTAAATTTCGTGACCCAATTGGTCCTTCTGCAGCTCAAGCTCTTATGGAGTGGGTTCGTTTACACGCTGAATCTGTAACAGGTCGTATGGGTTATGCTGCGGGTTACAAAAAAGACATTGACCTCGAAATGTTGGACCCAACAGGTGTTGTTGTTGAAAAATGGATTTTATATGGTACATTTTTAACTGACGTTAACTTTGATTCGTTAGCATATAACACTGACGGGTTAGCTACAATATCTGCAACATTGAGAATGGACAGATGTGTTTTAGTATACTAATAGTATTTACAAAAAACCAATTATAATTATATTTAACCGTAAAGCGATAAACTTTACGGTTAATTTTTTTATATGGATAATCAAACAAATGACTACGGTCAACAAAATTTTACACTACCACACGATGTGGTTCCTTTACCATCACAAGGTATTTTTTACAGAAACAAAAAAAAATCAATAAAAGTTGGTTATTTAACTGCTGCAGATGAAAACATCATTATGGGTGGTTCAAACGATTTAACATTAAATTTGTTGAGAGCTAAAATATATGAGCCAGATGTCAGAGTTGAAGATTTGATTGAGGGTGATGTCGAGGCGATTTTGATATTTTTAAGAAACACAGGATTTGGTCCTGATATTACATTAAATTTGACTGACCCGGCAACTAAAAAAACATTCCAAACAACGGTAATGTTGGACCAACTTACAATTATTAATGGACAACAACCAAATGAAGACGGTACGTTTACGGTAACTTTACCAAAAAGTCAATCAACTATAAAGTTGAAACCATTAACCTACGGTGAAATTATGGAAATTAGTAAAATGGCGGAAACTTACCCTCAAGGAAGGGTTGTTCCCAAGGTTACATGGAGAATGCAAAAGGAAATGGTCGAAGTTGATGGTTCAACAGATAAAGCAACGATTGCAAAATTTATTGAATCAATGCCAATTTCCGATTCAAAATTCATCCGAAACTTTATGAATGAAAACGAACCAAGATTGGATATGAATAAAACTATTATGGCCCCGTCTGGAGAAAAACTAACAGTGAATGTTGGGTTTGGGGTCGAATTTTTTCGCCCTTTCTTCTGATTATAGGAAAAGTCAAATAGATGAGTTTTATTATTTGAATAATTTAATGAAAATTACGTATCAAGATTTTGTCCAAATGCCGATTTTTGTAAGAAAATATTTATTGGATAAATGGATTGAAGATAACAGGAAGGACTAAATTTTTAGTCCTTCTTCTATTTATATAGAAAAAGTAAACTATGGCAGTTAACGACAACCCTAACGACAGAGGTAGTGCAAAGGACCTTGAAGAAAGTATAAAAAAACTTGGTCAACCTGTAACGGAAATATTGAATGCTATTGGCGACATGTATAGTGAGGCCGATAAACTTAACAATGCATTCCTTCAAGGAAGAACAAGGTTAGAAGAAATGAACGATGCGGTTTCAAAAGCCGCGGCGGGTGTAATTCGATTAGGTGGTGATATAACCAACGTTAGTGAAACCATGCAAGAAATTTCTGAAGGAGCAAGACGAAACGTCATTGCAACCGAAGAACAAGTTAGCAAACTTTATGCAGCATCCAAAATTTTAGGAACTAGTTCCGCCACTTTAGTAGAAAATTTTGAGAGTGCAGGTATTGACGCAGCATTGATAGGTAAAAATTTAGAAGGGTCAATTCAGTATGTCCAAAGTATTGGGTTGAATGCAAAAGTAGTGACGAAAGACGTAGTGCAAAATATGGATATGATGAACAGATTCAATTTTGCCGATGGAGTTCAAGGATTAACTAAAATGGCAGCTCAAGCATCAATGTTGAGATTTGACATGAATAGAACTGCAGAATTTGCAAACCAAGTTATGTCTCCTGAAAAAGCAATAGAAGCTGCAGCAGGGTTCCAAAGATTGGGAGTCAACATAGGAAATTTAGTTGACCCATTCTCTTTGATGAATGATGCTATCAATGACCCTGGAGCTTTACAAGATAGTATTATTAAAGCAACAAAACAGTTTACAGAATTCGATGAAAAAACAAAAACATTCAAAATTAACCCACAGGGTATTTTAATGTTAAAAGAAATGGCCGATGTAACGGGCATAAATGCTAAAGAACTGTCCAAAACTGCACTTGCCGCTGCTGATTTAGATAATAGAATTTCTAAAATTAGCCCATCATTAAAATTTGAAAAACCTGAAGACAAAGAATTTTTAGCCAATATGGCTACAATGAACAGTGAAGGTGAATATACAGTCAGACTTAAAAACGAAAAGGGTGAATTTGAACAAAAGAAATTGACTGACATTACACAAGAAGAGTTTCAAAAATTAAGGAAAGCGCAAGAAGAAGGACCACAAACTTTGGAAGAAATTCAAGAAAGCCAATTAGATGTATTAAAAAACATACAAGCTTCTTTGGATGCAAACATTGCCAAAGGTACCTTCGGTATTGCAGGCTCTTCAATTATAAGAGGAAATCTGGTGGGTGCAGAAAGAATTACAAGAGCGGTAACCGGTGCTGTTGATAAAAATATTCCTGAAAGTTCTGAAATAACCAAAAGTGTGAACAATTCTGTTTCACAGATGGTTGAATTGTTCAGCAAAAAAGATATGGGAAAAATAAGTGACGCGGACTTTACAAAAAAAATATCTGATTTGGAAGACCAAGTAAGAGGTAAAGCTAACTTATATGGTGAAAAGGGAATCAATGCACTCAAAGATATTTTACAAGAAACTAACAAAAAAATAACGGGTAATAGTGAAATAGAAAAAGAGTTCAAAAGATATACTTCAGAAATTCTAACAGGAACTAAAACCGCAATCAAAGTTCCCAAACAAACTACACCTATTAAAGGAACCACAACAGCTGAACCATTAACAAGAAGTGCTGTGTTTGGAAAAGGCGCTTCGGCAACAGGAGCGGATACCAAAACTAAAACAACTCAAGTGAATTCACAAGTTGACTTTGGAGGTACAATAACAATTAAAGTTGATGCACCTGCAGGAGTAAGTGAACAACAATTCAAAACATATTTTGAGTCAGAAGAGTTCAAAAAGAAAATTTATGAATACTTTACCCAAAAATCGAAAGAGTTGGAAAAACATAAATAAATGGTCTTAAAAAATAACCATCAACCTATTTATTAAGAAAACATAGATGGGTAGTCCTTTAGATTATATCAGTAGTGAAGTTTTTAGAAAAAAACTTATAACAAGGAATTTAGTGCCTTATGCTAAATCTCCAAACCCTGCTACGCCACCAATTACCTACGAAGTAACACAATCTGATTATTCTGTGGTTGACAGTCCTGATAGTTTGATTGATAGCCCAATATTCGCAAATAATTTATATCCATTAAATGAATGGGGTGCAAACGGAGGATACCAACAAGTAATTGACCCAAATGGTTTGAATAATAACGTTTCAAACCAAGGCGAATATGGACCAGGGCAACAAAACGCACACTTGATAGATGAGGCTCAAATTGCCGCAAAACAAGGTTTTGGGACAATCTCGCCACCGTGGCAACCACTGAATGCATTTGGTAGTGGAGGATTGCAACAATATGATGCCGGAGTTTTTATCACAACTCCACAAAGTATATCAAATGCTATACCTGGCGGTGCTAGACAGTTATACAACAATCAACCATATCCGTCAATATTTGTACCATCAACTTACACACCTTCGTCGATTTTATTAAATCCAGACCCACAAGGAAGTGATGGTTTATTAAGTTCAGATTCATTCATTGCACGTTTGGGTGCCAAAACTCTTAAAAAAGAATTTGAAGACCGTATCGGTAGAGCTATTATTAGGGAAACTATAGGTCGTGCGAACATATTAAACATTAATAGTAGTACAAACTTAACAAATATATTAACGGGAAGGGTACCGTTAATTGAACCAAATTATCAAATTACGGTACCGTCAAATCCTTTAACGGCATCTGCGGATTTCTTGTTGAGATTAGAAGGTAGTATAGTTCCATTTTCATTAATACCCGGTTCGTACTTTGACCCAAACATCAACCCACCAACACCATCAACAATTGCACAATCTTTAATTGCAAACCCAATTGCCGCTGTAGGTAATTTTGTGAGTAACTTGTTGGGTGCGGGAAAAACTGGTACTCAAATTTTCTATAACAACACGGGTGCTGGTCAAAAATCTATATTGTGGAAAAACATAAAT